GTGGTTTCTCCAATGCCCCCCAAGGGCTGAGCCCGTTCTAGTTCCACGGCTAGAGCGGGCTTTTCATTGAAGGATATTCATGGCTAAAGAACGCAAAGTAACAAAGACGGTGATGCGGGATATCGCCGGTAGACTTGCGTCTGGCGAAACCCTGGTATCGATTTGCCGTGATGAGCAGATGCCGTCCTATCGCACTGTGACGCGAGCTGTGCAGGCTGATGATGAGCTGTGGGATATGTACCACAAGGCCAGGATCTTGCAGGCTGAGTATTACGGCGATCACATCATAGAGCTAGCCACAGCGCCTTTGCCGGCTGAGCTTGACGCCAAGGTTGTCAATGCTGAGGTACAGCGCAGACGGCTTGAGATCGATAGCTTGAAATGGACTTTCGCTAGGTCGCAGCCGTTTGGATTGCGTGACAAGAAAGAGGACGCAGCTGGGCCTAAGAGCGTCACCCTGACATGGTTGCAGGGCGATGAGGTAGCGGTCAGCTGATGTCGCATGAAAACACTATAACGCTGAAGCATGACGGCAAGTGGAAGGTCGTTCCAAGTGTCGTGATGGGTGTGCAGCTAGTCGATAGACAAGACATGCCTGTCGAAGCACAGTTGAGACGATTGCTTGATGGTAACAAGGTGCAGCCGCTGGCTGTGTTTGGCAATGTGCAGCAAGCTGATCGGTGGGCAGCTGAACGCAGCGAAGAATACGGAAGGCAGCAAGAGCATAGCCATTGAGTGTATATAAAGCGTCCTGCCTGTGACCCAGCTACGCGCGCGAGGCCAGCCCATGGCATACCCCCGGAGAAACGGCTTGTTAGGCCGGTGCCCCGCTGTACGCTAGCCCAGGCCCTGCCTCAAATATTACACAGCCGCTGGCAGATTGTACTACGCCTGTACTACTTTTGCGGGCCTGTTTTCCCTGGCGGACCCCCCTACCACCCCGAAGACCGGGCGCAGGGTTCTATAGCGTATAATAGGCTTTTGGAGTGTCTAACCCTCTCACATTCCGCTTTGTTCCCCATAGCGAGGTCCGGGCTTTCGAGCTAGCCGGCTGGCGGGTTGTCGAGCCTGGCCTGCGCGGTACGCACCATGGCCGGCATGCGGAGCTGATGGAAAAGGTCAACGATGGAGATTGTGATACCGTACAAGCCTCGCCGGTTACAGGCGGAGCTGCATGCCAACCTGGACACGCATCGATGGGGCGTGATTGTCTGCCACCGACGGATGGGCAAGACAGTGATGGCGATCAATCACCTACTGAGGGCAGCGATACTTTGTCCAAGGGATAACCCACGCTATGCGTATCTGGCGCCTACATATCGCCAGGCCAAAGCTGTGGCATGGGATTATTTGAAGCAATTTGCCGGCAACATACCGGATACCAAGTTTCATGAAACGGAGCTGCGCTGTGATTTACCGAATGGCGCGAGGATTAGCTTGTTGGGTGCGGAAAACCCAGACAGCTTGCGAGGGATATATCTGGACGGCTGCTTCATGGATGAGGTCGCTGATATGCCGGAGTCAGTCTTTCCTGAGATTATCCGTCCTGCGCTTTCTGATCGTAAAGGCTGGTGTTTCTTTGTCGGTACGCCTAAAGGCCAAAATGCTTTTTACGAGATGTACGAGCAGGCTGTGGTCAATGATGGATGGTATACGGCGGTCCATAAGGCAAGCGAAACACAGATCTTAGACGCTGAGGAATTGCAGTCTGCCAAAGAGGCGATGACTGCTGACCAGTTTGCTCAGGAATACGAATGCAGCTGGGTAGCCAATGTGCCAGGAGCGATTTTTGGCAAAGAGGTCCAAGCGGCTCTAGAAGACGGGCGCATAGGAAGGGTGCCCTATGACCCGACAGCCAAGGTGCATACGTTTTGGGATTTGGGTGTAGGCGATTCAACAGCGATTTGGTTTGTCCAAACGGTTGGCCGGGCCGTGCATGTGATTGATTGCTATGAGGCCCGCGGCGAAGGTCTGCCGCATTACTGCAAGATTTTGGCAGCAAAGCCCTATCTTTATGGGGATCACTTTGCGCCGCACGATATTGAGGTCCGTGAGCTAGGCAGCGGCACAAGCCGGCGTGAGATAGCCTGGGATCTTGGTTTGAATTTTCGCGTGACGCCCAAGCTTAGCGTCGAGGACGGCATACATGCGGCGCAGCTGTTGATCCCGCGTTGCTATTTCGATGCCGAAAAATGCAAGAGCGGGTTGGATGCCTTGAGGCAGTACCACCGCGCATACAACGAAAAAAACCGGACGTTTAGAGCGAGCCCGGTTCACGATTGGTCATCTCATTTTGCTGATGCGTTCCGATATTTAGCTATCGGCCTGCGCGAGGCGCGAATGGATGGTCGCCCGCCGCAACGCCTTGCGGCAATGGACTACAACCCTTTTGAACAAATAGGAGCCGCATAATGGGATTTGGTAGATCAAAAAGCCCGCCACCACCGCCACCACCACCGCCACCGCCGCCTATTACCCCGAATGCTGCGAAAGAGCAGGACCGGGTGCAGGATCAGGCTATCAAGAAAAAGGGCCAGGCAGCTGCCGTGGTCACTGGTGGTTCTGGCTTGTTAAATGATGCCCCAACGCAAAAGCCTAGCCTGCTGGGCATGAACAAGTAAGGACGGCCCTATGGCAGACGATCCACGCGCAGCAGGACTGCTAAAGCGATTCAATACGCTGGAAACCCAGCGATCGAATTGGGAATCGCATTGGCAAGAAATTGCTGACTACATCGTCCCACGGAAAGCGGACATCACGAAGAACAGGACCGCTGGGGATAAACGCTTTGAGCTAATCTTTGACGGCACCGCCATCCATGCAGCTGAGCTGATGGCGGCTAGCCTTCATGGCATGCTTACCAATGCGTCCACACCCTGGTTTAGTCTGAGGTATACGGACAACCTCTACGAGGATGACGATATGGCCCAGGAGTGGCTCCAAGGGGCTACTGAGGTAATGTATACCGAATTGCATCGGTCCAATTTCCATGAGGCGATCCATGAGCTGTATTCGGACCTGATCACCTTTGGCACGGCTGTCATGTTTATTGACACCGACAAAGAGGAGCAGCTGCGCTTTAGCACCCGGCATATTGCGGAATGCTATGTTGCAGAGGATGAATTTGGCCGCGTGGACACCGTCTATCGCAAATACAAGATCACAGCCAAGGCGGCTATGGATCAATTTGGGGAAGAGGGCGCAAGTCCGCGCATCCGCAAATGTTTCGAGCGTGATCCGTATGAGCAGATAGAGCTGTTGCATGTTGTCATGCCCCGGACAGACCGGGATAAAATCAAGCTAAACGCGGAAAATAAACCTTTCGCGTCTATCTACCTTGATCATGAAGACAAGATGATCCTGATGGAATCAGGGTTTGATGAATTTCCCTATGTGGTCCCACGATACCTAAAGGCATCGTTTGAGCATGGTTATGGTCGATCACCCGCCATGACCGCCCTCGCTGATACGAAGATGCTCAACAAGATGTCTGAGACCGTCATCCGTGCTGCCCAGTTGCAGATCCACCCGCCGCTGATGGTGCCGGATGACGGTTTTCATATGCCGGTCAGGACTGTGCCAGGTGGCTTGAATTTCTACCGCTCAGGCACAAGAGACCGTATTGAGCCGCTCAACATCGGGTCAAACAACCCGCTTGGCAGCGAGCAGCTCGAACAGCGCCGCACGGCTATCCGGGCTGCGTTCTATGTGGATCAGTTGATCTTGGGCGCTAGCCCGAACATGACTGCTACAGAGGTCATTCAGCGCACCGAAGAAAAGATGAGGCTATTGGCCCCTGCTCTGGGAAGACTCCAGGCGGAACTGCTTCATCCTATGATCAACCGCGTCTTTGCGCTGCTTAGCCGTAGGCGGGCTTTTGTTCAGCCGCCTGACTTTATGCAGAACATGGATATCGACATCGAATATGTGTCACCTCTCGCCAAAGCACAGCGCTCTGGCGATGTCCAATCTGCTATGCAGCTGTTCCAGTTTCTTGGCCCGCTTATGCAAGTTGATCCGTCTGTGGTCGATTATTTGGATATCGACGGCCTGGCTAAACACATCATCAAGGTCACCAACGTGCCGGCAACAGTGGTGCGTGGCGAAACTGAGGTGGGCCAGCTGCGCGCTGAAAGGCAACAGCAGATGGAACAGGCCCAGCAGATGCAAATGGCCCAAATGGCCGCTCAGAGCGCCGGTGAGGCGGCTCCAGCATTGCGGGCGGTAGATGGTGCCGGCGAGGACACTAAAGCCGCCCTGGGCGAGCTTGTGGGGGAATAAATGCCGACAATGGATGAAATCAATGCGTCGTATAAGCGCGTGTTTGATTCGGATGGTGCGGATGTCGTGCTTGATGACTTGGGCAAGCGGTTCTGCATGAAGGCAACGACATTTGTGCCAGACACTAACGAGATGGCATTTCGCGAAGGGCAGCGCTCAGTTCTGCTTTTCATTCACTCAATGCTTGAGGACAAACAGGCACCAACAAACGAGGAGTAAATCATATGTCCGACGAACAGGTAGCGGAAGCTCCGGTCGAAGAGGCCGGGCAGGCACCGTCTGTAGATACAGCGGCACCATCAACCCCTTTTGACTTTCGCCAGCATATTGATGAGGAATATCTGGCTGATCCGACGATTGCGTCATTCAAAGATATCAATTCGATGGCAAAGACAGTCATCAACGGCCAAAAGCTTATCGGTGCGGACAAGATTCCGATCCCCGGCAAAGCGGCGACGGATGATGATTGGAATATGGTTTATGACAAACTGGGCCGGCCAGCAGAGCCATCCGGTTACAAATTAGAAGCTAACGACCTGGTCGATGCTGATGGCGTCGGTTGGTTTGCTGAGACAGCCCACCAGATCGGGCTGAGCGAAACACAGGCCAACAAGCTTTTTGGTATGTACGCTGAGCGCATGACCAGCTCAATCCAAGAGATTGAAACGCACCGCGAAAAGCTGCATGCAGAGCTGGATTATGACCTAAAACAGCGCTATGGCGATGAAGGCGCCAAGCGCGTTCTATCGCAGGCAAACACAGTGCTCGAAGAATTTGGCGCCGGCGACATGACAGAGGTCACGTTGCAGGACGGCACCAAGCTTGGCGAGCACCCGCAATTTATCAATGCTTTGATCAATCTTGCGGAGTTTATGGCTCGCCGGCTAGGCGAAGACAAATTTAGTGGTAGGGACAGTGAGCCAGGCGTTTTTAACGCCCAGCTGGAACAGGAACGTGTATCGTTGCTGATTCAGGGCAGTGTCTACTATCTCAAAGATCACCCCGACCATGACCGGGTGGTAATGCGGGTCAATCAGCTGTTCAATTTTTTTGGGCCGCT